ATATGGATAAGAAAAAAGGCAAGAAGTCAAAAGGTAAAGAAGACGAAAAAGATAATGGTGATGACAAAGATGATGATGATGAAAAGGAAGTAAAAGAGGCTAATGCACCAAAGGGAACACATACACCAGATAATGGTTCTCCAATGGGACAAGGCCTTTCGCCATCTGCTAAACAGCAGGCAGATAATAAAACACCAATCTCACAAGAGGTTGATGAGCCAACTGTTGATAAGCTGAACTTTCAAAAGTTTAGAACAATGACTAAAAAATCAAAAATGCGTCCGGGTGATAATGCAAAAGGTGATACAAGCATTAAACCAGGCGGAACACCAATGAAAGATCCAGCAGCACCAAAGGGCGAATAATATGGCCAGTAGAATAAAGCCAGTGAAAAATGCAATTCTAACTTCTCGCGGGTGGGTACACGAGCGAACGGGAGAAGTTCTAAAAGCGATGAAGGTAACACCAGAAATGCTCAATGAGTATTATGGGGTTGGTCAGTATACTATAGATGAAGAACTTGCATTTATTGAGGTAGAATCCTGCCCGTGTGGAGATCCATATTGCCAATGCGGTCCTGATTGTGGATGTGAACCACTTACAGAGGATTCGCCGAAAGATATTACTAAAATGACAAAAACGGAGTTAAAAGCCTTAGCAGAAGATGAAGGAATAGAGGTAGATAGTAAAGACACTAAGAAAAGTCTTTTAAATAAGATCTCTGCTGGATTCCTAAACTAAGGATTAACTCGTGACACAATATGATGAATTGCTAGATGAAGATCTGGTAGTATTCGCGGCTAAACATTATTATACTCCAAAGGGTTATATTGATCCTGAAGAGTTTTATGATGATTTAAAGCGAATTAAATATATTAAACGTCTGGTAAATCGATATCTGGAAACAGGTAAACTAACAGAACGTTTATTAATGAATCACATTATTGTTATATTTAATGTATTCGGAAATTATGGTAGCTTGACTATATTGGCAAATAAATTAGAAGAAAAACATTGGCCTATTGTTAAACCGTTTTTAGAATATTTGAATTATTTAAATCCGGGACAGTTACAACATATTCATTCGAACGAAGAAGTTAAAAAGAAGTTAGAGGAAATATAATGGGACTTTTAAAACAAGCTGGAGATCTAGTTTATACCTTTAGATTCCTGACTCTTCTTGTAACACCGTTTGATAAGACCGAAGCCTATAAAGCTGGTATTATTGATGAAAACGGTAAAAGACTTAAGTCGTTTAATCTTGACAGTATGGAAAATCGTATGACGTATAGAGATGCTTATACGCCTTTCCACCGTCTCGTATTTAATGTAAAACGTCTAATGGGCAAAGTTCCTGGTGGTAAATCACGTCTTGCATCATATGCAGCTGCACTTTATTTGATTAAAGAAAAATTCTCTGTTTCAGAAAAGAAGCTCCTATCTGGACTGAAAGAGATTGGCGTGGATCCTACTGATCTTATGGTAGAAGAAAGCCAGTGGTTTATTCTTGAAGATGGTAGACTTTCTCCTGGGGTTTATAAGACAACTATTAATAAAGTTTTTAATAGTACCTGCGATGAAATGGTTTATCCTAACGACAAAATTATGGTAGATGAAAATGCATATCCTGTTGGGGATATTTTCGGTATTAACATATATGAAGCAACTCATATACGTACTAAACAGAAAATATATATAACAGCAAACGAGATTGTACGATGAAAGAAAGTCTAGATGCAGATTTGAATGAGCGTACGCCTATTCGTCCTACTATTCGTCATCCTTCAATTAAGAACCTTCGTATTCCTAATCCAAGGTTTAAAGATACGTTGAAGCGTAAGAGAAAAAATCGAAGATCGTCCGATATTTACAGAGAAGACGCACCAGCAGTTAGTACTGGTTCTATTCCGTCACCTGCTGATACAGCTATGGGGCCGAGAATTAAAACAGTAAATGTAACTGACCGCCGTCGTAAAAAAGATAAAATACCAGTTCTTTTGAAAAGATTTAGGAAATATATCGAAGATAATGTTTAGTTTTGATATAGAAAATATCACCAAAGGTATTGGAGTTGTAACAGCAACATTCGCATTGATCGGTGGCGGTTATACATTATGGGATAAGATGGAGTCTAAAGACATCATGACTTGGGCACCAGAATACTTTAGTATCTCAGATGGTCCAGCCAATGGAGAGTTTAAGGTTGAGGTTGCTAGAGAAAAGCATAGAGATGATTGCACTGTAACAGATTTTACTTTATCAATTAGAGATAGCGAAAACCTTGTACATCCTGCTACAAGTAGCATCGGAAAGTTTATGGGACCTGCAAATGATAAAATTGACACGTTTGCGTATAAGATGAAACTTGATGAAGGGCATGTACATAAAGTAGCGAAGGGAACCGCGACATTGATTGCATATATTGATTATGATTGTCCAGAAGGCCATATCGCGGTAACATACCCTGATCATGAAAATTTAAAATTTGAGATAACAGAATGATTAAACTGTATGCTCTTATTATTGTACTTGGTATTCTTGGTGGTGTAGGCTACGGAGCCAAATACTACTATGATACAACACAAGAAACCATTGCTACCCTACGAGAAAACAACGTGAAGCTTGAAGGTGCAGTAGAAACTGCAGAGGCAAGTATCGCACTCATGCAAGAAAATGCTGCCAAGCTACAAGAATTAAATAATCAATTAGCTTCTGATCTAAGACAGGCAGAAGCATATAGTGATGAACTAAGATCCAAATTCTCAAGGCTTAACCTTGTACAGGATGCTCTTCGAGATAATGTAAAATTGGAAGGAAAGATGAATGGTGCAACTGCGAAACTTTGGCGTGAGCTCATGGCTGATACCGGTAGCTCTGATGACGTCCCTCTTCCTAGTTGGCTGCAGCCGCTACCAACCGGAACCGGAGATCAAAGTAGTGACCAAAGTGGAGAAGGTACAGATACCAACAGTACCGAGACCGAAGCCACTCCAGCTAACTGACGTCCGTGTATTTGTAGTAACTAAAGACACCCTTGAATCATTTGAAGCAGAATTCAAGGAGACTTATGGTGAGTTAGCCGTTGTTGTTCTTTCTATGCGTGACTATGAAAATCTAGCACTAAACATTGCTGAATTGAAAAGATATATCGGTCAGCAAAAGAATATTATTGTTTACTATGAGGAGGCAGTGACTGACAAGCCTGAACCTAAAGTTGAAGCAGCTCAATAACTGGTGGGTACCGGACGAAGAAGAAGAAGGTAACGGATATAAAGTCTGGACACCAGAATCCTGGCAAAATTATTTTTGTCAATTCACTGTAGACTTTTTCTGTTTAAATAAAAAAAGAATATGTATCGACATTGGTGCAAATGTCGGTCAGACTACTATTGGATTTTCCCCCTATTTCCGAGAGATAAAATCATTCGAAGCAAACCCTATTGTATTCGAATGTTTTCAAAAGAATTTAGTTGAATATAATGTCAAGAATGCGATAGGATATAATTATGGTATTGGACCAGAGGAAAAATTATCTACCTTTAAATATAGGGTTGGAAACTCTGGTATAAGTAGATTTATTGGTGATAATGAGACAGCGGAAACAGAATCTCTTCTTCTTAGTGATCTACCTATTAAAACCTTAGATTCTTTTAATTTCCTAGAAGTCGATCTTATTAAATTAGATATAGAAGGTTATGAAGCTCATGCATTACTTGGTGCAAAAGATACCATTCTTTATAATAAACCAACTATTGTTCTAGAGATTGCGCGAAAACATTATAGTCAAAAAGAAAGAATACCTGTGATTATGAAGAATATGGGATACGTTGGTTTATTTAAAAGAAGAAATGATTACTACTATGTTCCAGTGGAAAAAGCAATAGAGGTCGTGACAAACCTGCTGAAAAATTTCCCGAAAAAATAATTGGAAATTAAACGGAATATAACGATATATCGGGGTTTACAAACTTCTAGTAACGATATATAATACTACCATCAAAATTAAAAATGTCAATAACACTGAACGCGAGTTTCGGTGCAGGAGTCCTTTATGCAAAATACCATTAAAATTGATAGATCAAAAGATAAGTTACTAACAGAATATGCTGTTGGTATGCTCAAAGATTT